GGAACTACTTGCTCTTTTTATTTGGCATTAATTCCGGATTGCGAGTGGGCGACATCCTTCGAATACGAGTAAAGGATGTGCAAGGCTGGTATATCAAAATCAAAGAACAGAAGACTGGTAAGAGGAAACAACTCAAGATGACAAAGACTTTAAAAAAAGAAGTCAGAGAGTATATCAAAGATATGCCATTACATCATTATCTGTTTCAAAGTCGCATTGGGAAAAACAAACCACTTGACAGGCGGACAGTTGATTGGATATTGAAGACCGCAGCTATCGAGTGTGGAATTGAAAACATCGGCACCCATTCGATGAGAAAAACATTTGGGTATCACTATTACAAAAAGACCAAAGACGTGGCAATGCTCATGGATCTATTTAATCATTCATCTCCTGCGATCACGCTGAGATATATTGGGATTAGACAGGATCAACGAGATAAAGCCATGTCTAATTTTGATTTATAGTTATCAATTAGACACAACGAGTAAAACGCTAATTAGTTTTATTAGTTACCTGCTATTCATTTATTTTACTGGCTTTTTAAAGCTGGTGTGAATCAGACAGAATATAAGATATGTCTAATTCGAGAGAGAAAAACAACATAGTTTTCAGAAATAATATAATGAATTTCAGAAATAGATAATTGAAAGTATGAAATGTTACAGAGGATTTAAGAATTGAAAGTAGATGTTTCGACAAGAGAAAGTCGCAGAGAGTTTTATCTTTCAAGATCGTGGAGACAACTGAGACTCGAAGCAATGAGTCGAGATCATTTTGAATGTGTCTGGTGTCGAGATCAGGGAAAGGTAACGACAGATAACCTCGAAGTCGATCACATCAAAGAGTTAGAATATTATCCAGAGTTTGCTCTAGATATCGACAACCTTCGTACTTTGTGCAAGGAGTGTCACAATAAGCGACATCATCGCTTTCAATTTCGCAAATCATCCAAATTGCAAAATAAAAATTTTCGTTCTGACGAATGGTGGGGATGAAAATTTAAAATTTTGAAAAACTCAAAGACCCCCCGGTCGAAAAAAATCGAAAAAAATCGGTCTCTGGGAACCGGTGGGAGGGGTCGATTGTCCAAATGCAAAGCACTATTTTTAAAGGGGGAGGGGGCTCATGGAAGAATACTCAGAAAAAAATATAAAAGAATTGGAAAACCAGTTACTTTCTAAAATCGGGAATTTCAGCACACGAAAGAAAGATGCGATTCAGTACGAAAAAGTTCATCGCTATCTCTATCTGGTCCGTCTACTGTATGAGCTGAAAGAACGTCTCAAACAAGATGGATTAGTCATCACCGTTCACAACGGCCAACAAAGATTTCAGAAAGCGAACTCGTTGATCAAAGAAATCAACACAACCAGCAATCAGCTACTAGCAATTGAGCGATCATTTGATTTTGAAGTTGAAAATTCACCAGTCGAGAAGAAACCACCATCAGACGGAAGTGATCTATTGTGATTTCTCACCCTTTGATTGATGAATACATCGAACTTGCTGAATCAGGAAAAATCAAAGTCAACAAAGAACGCTCTCTCTTATTCAAAATCATCAAAGAAAAAATCTATCCAAGGGATGATTTATATTTTGACAATAATTTGATTGAAAAATATATCCAGTTCACTGAGAAGAATTTCTTCCCACTGGCCAAGTATCAAAAATTCATCACGCCATTTATTTTTCTTTTTCGGAAAGAGGATGGTGAACCTCAATTTGATGAAATATTGCTAACTCTTGCCCGTGGTGGAGGGAAGAATGGTTTTATGTCCAGTCGGGACGCATTCTTCATCAGTCCTCTCTATCCTGTCAGAGATTATGATGTGACTATCACAGCCAACTCTGAGAAACAGGGGAAGGTCTCTTTCGAGGAGGTTTATGAAACTGTCCAGAGAAGAGGACTGGAAGATCATTACTATTTGACAAAGATGTCTATTACAGGCCGAGGGAATAACTCGGTCTTTTCTTATCGGACGAACAATCCGAAGACAATGGACTCGGCTCGTGATGGCTGTCTTGAATTCGATGAAATTCACCAGTTCGAAAATGACTCTGCTGTTAAAATCCAGCGTTCAGGCCTTGGTAAGATTGCCCATGCTCGTACCTTCTACAATGGTACCAATGGGCATGTCCGTGAAGGGTTCTACGATAAGATGATTGAGAAATCAATGAAAATCTTGAATGGTGAGCTTGATGAGTTTCGCTTATTTCCTTTTATCTGCAAGTTAGATGATCCGGAAGAAGTGGATGATATGAGCAACTGGCCAAAAGCGAATCCTATGCTGGATGAAACAACACCTTATGCCAAACGTCTATTAGCTAGAACGAAAGCTGACTATGATGATTTGGAATTGGAACCATCAGGCAGACAAGAGTTTATGACAAAACGGATGAACCTGCCAGAAGCGGACATCGAAAAAGATGTGACAACTCGTGAAAAGTTAATGGCTGCATTGCGAAGCCCTGGCATAGATCTCTCAGGAAGATCTTGTGTTGCTGGTTTTGACTACGCAAGCATCAGAGACTTTGCCAGTGTTGGACTGCTATTTAAAAACGGTGATGAGTTTATCTGGAAGCAACACAGTTTTGCAAGAAAACAATTCTTGGATATGTTTAAGATCAAGGCTCCAATCCGTGAATGGCAGGAACAAGGGCTCTTTACTATCGTAGACGGTCCAAGTATAGATCCAAGATTACTTGTTGATAAATTAATCCAGTGGCGCAAGTTGTACAATATCGAAATTGTCTGCGCTGATGGATTTAGGATGGACCTGCTGAAACCATTGCTGGAAGAAGCTGATTTTGAGTATGAATTTTTGCGAAATCCAGGAGCGATACAGTCGAAGGTAGCTCCAATTATTGAAGATGGATTTGCAAATGAAAGATTCATTTTTGAAAACGACAAATCAATGCTCTGGTATACCGATAATACCTTTGTCAAAGAAGACAAAGACGGGAACAAGAGATTTTTGAAAAAGGAACCGTTGAGACGAAAGACTGACGGCTTCCATGCCTTTATTGCTGCTCTCTACAAGAGAGAAACTATTCAAGAGAGTACTGTTGGAGACTTTCTTGACGTGATTAAAGATTGGGAATTTTAGAAAGGACAACAAAATGAACAAACGAATGAAGAAAAAACAATACCTTGAAAAAAAGATTCAAGGACTTGAATGTGAGCTTGCAGTAGTAAGCAAAGAAAATATGGAATTGTTGAACAAGATTGGTTCAATCACTGCTGAATTGAATACTTTGAGCCAGTCCGTGAAGCGACATGAAGATATTTGCGTTCAAAATGTCTTACAAACAAATAAAGAGTTTGAATCAATCAAGAAGGAATTAAAACGCTCTAAAAAATCTTTCTTCAAACGGTAAAAGAAAGATCCGGGTGGGTGGCAGGCATAAAAATTTAGAAAGGAGGAGGTGCCTTGGGATGGCTAAATTTATTCAAGCGAGAAGTTCCTGAACCAAGTTTTGAATTTGATGAGCTGGAGCGGATCTTTGGAAATCTGCAACTAAAGAGTTTGTCGATTGACAAGGCTGCTGAATTTGTGGCCCGCATCTTTGCAAGGTCTGAGTTTAAGTTCATTGAGAATGGAAAAAAGAAGGCTACTGATTGGGATTATCTTCTAAATGTAAGACCCAACAAGAATGAATCTGCCTCTGAGTTTTGGCAAAAGGCGGTTTATCGCTTGTTGACCAAAAATGAAGTACTGATTTTCTTGACGAATGATGATCAGTTATTGATTGCTGACTCGTACATTCGACAGAAATATGCTGTGTTCGATGACACATTCACATCTGTGACTTGTCAAAACTATACTTTCCAGAAACCATTCAAGATGAATGAAGTCATTTTCTTGCAATACAACAATAATCGTCTTCAAGAATATTTCACACAACTTTTTAACGATTATGAAAAACTACACACTCGACTAGTCGAAGCACTTGCACGAAATAATCAAATCCGTGGAGTACTCAGCACTAGAACGAATGCAAGTTTTGACGAATCAAAACGTGAAAAGATGCAACGATATGCAGATGGTCTCTTTAAATCATTTACGACAAAGACAGTAGCGATTGTCCCAGCGCAAGAAGGAATGGAATATTCCGAGCTGACCAACACTACAGGAACATCAAACCTATCCGTGGACGAGCTCAAAAAGCTCCGTAGGCAATTCGATGATGAGGTGGCCGACATCTTAGGAATCCCTACTGCGCTGATGCATGGGGACATGGCTAACCTGGAAAATAGTCAGAAGATGTTTAATAGCTATTGCTATCAGTCACTTGTAAAGAAAATGAGTGATGGTCTGAACTTTGCTTTACTAAGCAGAAGCGAGTACAAAGACAATAAGCGTCTTGTCATTGTTGGTGAAGGGCAAAGAGACAAATTCTCGCTTGCTCAAAGTATTGACAAGCTGATTTCTTCTGGGTCCATGCTTATCAATGAGGTCCGTGAGGAACTTGGCCTTGAAGCTGTACCGTGGGGCGACAAGCCTCTGATCACTAAGAACTATCAACTTGGTGAGGATGTAGAGAAGGGAGGTGAGAAAGAAGATGAAAGTGATTCCGATTAAAGGAACAATCGTGTCAAACGATGATGTTTGGCTTTATGATTGGTTTGGTTGGGACTGTACCGCTCCTAAAAATTTAGTACTTCCGGAAACTGGTGAGGACATTGAAGTTCATATCAATTCTGGCGGTGGGGATGTGTATGCTGGTAGCGAAATCTATACTGCATTACGGGCCTACTCAGGAAAAGTAGTTGTTAAAATCGTGGGCATTGCCGCAAGCGCAGCAAGCGTTATCGCAATGGCTGGCGATGTCGTAGAAATTAGCCCTACTGCTCAAATCATGATCCACAACGTGTCATCACGAGTTGACGGAGACCACAACACTCTACTTCATGAAGCTGGAGTACTTGAAGGATTTAACAAATCAATCGCAAATGCTTATGTTGATAAGACTGGAAAAGCATTGGATGATTTATTGGATCTGATGAACAAAACTACCTGGTTCGATGCTGAATCAGCAGTAAATCAAGGATTTGCTGACAGGATCATGTTTTCTGGAGAAATTGCTCCTGCATTTGCTGCAAGCGAAACTCCAATGATTCCACATGATTTTATTGACAAGATGAAATCAGCAATGACTCCTGATGTTGATAAAATTGCCGAATTGGTAGCTAATAAGCTGGAAGCTCGAAAAATTGCAAAAGAGACTTTTGAAAATAGTGAATATGTACAGAAAAGATTCACTCTACCAGAAAGTCCAGAAAATAACACAAATGAGGCTGTACCGAAAGGGTTCGGTCTTTTTGCATTTTAGAAAGGAAAAATAATAATGACAATGAAATTATCTAACAAATTCAACGAAATTCGTCAGAACTTCTTGAACGCTGTAGCAAATGGCGCACCTCAAGAAGAACAAGCGAAACTCTACAATGAAATGATCGAGTCAATGACAAATGAAATGATGGAGCAAGCTCGCAATGCCGCTCATGAGGAAGTTTCAGCAATGAACCCTTATGATGCTAAATTGACTGCGGAAGCTCGTGAATTCTTCAATGACATCGACAAAACTGCCCCTGTGGGAGTAGAAAAACTCTTCCCACAAGAAACAATCGACCGTATCTTTGATGATATGGTGAAATCTCGCCCACTCTTGCAACACATCGGATTGCGGAACGCTGGCATCCGCCTTAAATTCCTCAAATCAACTCAGACCGGAACAGCTCTTTGGGGTAAGATCAACGGGGAAATTCAAGGCCAATTGAAACAAGCCTTCAACGAAGAAGAAGCAATCCAAAACAAATTGACTGCATTTGTAGTCATCCCTAAAGACTCTGAAAAATTCGGCCCTGCTTGGTTGCAAGCATTCGTATCCGCTCAAATCACAGAAGCGTTCGCTGCTGCTTTGGAAGCTGCCTTCTTGAACGGTGACGGAGACGGCAAACCCATCGGTCTTTCTCGTACCCTCACTGGAACTGCGGCTGGCAATAAAACAACTTTCGCAGAAAAAGAAGCCCAAACTACAAACCTTACATTTGCTGACTCTGCGACAGTTGTCAAAGAATTGACTACGGTCTACAAACATCACTCTGTTAAGTCTGACGGCAACCCAGTAGCAGTTGAAGGAAATGTCGTGATGGTAGTCAACCCAGCGGATGCGTGGGATGTCAAGAAACAATACACTTCCTTGAACGCTCAAGGAACGTATGTAACTGCAATGCCGTACAACTTGATCTTGGCTGAATCAGTTGCTCAAACCGCTGGTAAAGTGACTACATTCGTCAAAGGTCGCTACGATGCCTTCGTAGGTGGTGGAATCGAGTTTGGTCGCTTCACTGAGACTTACGCTCTCGAAGATTTGAACCTCTACACTGCTAAGCAATTTGCTTATGGTAAGGCTCATGATGAAAAGACTGCTGCTGTCTGGGTATTGAAAATTAAATAATAGGTGGTGACACCGAATGGAAGACACAAAACAATTTCATCCGCTTCTAGGAACATTCAAGGAGCGGATGAAAATCTTTCATGATGCAGAAGACGGGAATCTTTCCAGGATGTTAGTTTCATCCGAAAAAGCAATTCTCGACTTAACAGGAGCTTTTGATTTGTCAGATTCTCGCACTGAAGAGCTTGTCTTGGAACGTGCAAGATATCTGTACAATGATCAGGTCGAGTTTTTCTTTGCAAATTTTCAAGGAGAACTCCTTGAGTTATCACTTCAAAACCACCCAATAGGAGGAAAAGAGTGCTAGAAACAATCCAAGATTTTTTTGACTTGAAAGAAAATGTTGTCCGACACGTTGGAGACATTTTTGAAGTTGATGATGATCGAAAAAACGAATTGATGAAGAAATTACCTGATTTTGTGAAAGAATACGATTTAGTAGCTTCGGACAATCCAAACGAAGATGTAGTTGTGGAAGATGAATAAGCCTGAGTTTAAATACAAGAAACCAGAAACCAATACAAGTGAATTAAGAACTCCTGTGGAGTTTTATAACTCAAAAGTACTTGAAGGGTTAGATGGCAGGGATGTGAGTTTTGAAAAAGTATTTTATACATTCGCAAAAGTCTACTCACCTAGTTTAAAGGATATCGAAATTTCAACAGGAAAATCAATGGCTGCAAAGATGACCTTGAAAATAAGAGATCCTTTGACAAGCTATCAACCTGATAATAAGCATTTTGTACAAGTAAATGATCACCGATTAGAAAATAAAAAATGGCAGATCATTGACGTTCGTCCCGATTATGACAACCGTGATTATTTAATTGTTGTTATTGGTGGATCAAATGACTAGTGGCGCCACATTAAGAGGCTTCGACGAAGTCATCCGGAATTTAGAAGCAAAGCTTGGCGATGCGAAAGTGAGAAGGTCTGTTAATAGAGCTTTGAAAGGCGCAGCAACTGAAACACTTGAAGACTTTAAAGTCGCCCTACAAGTTTTCAAAGATACCGGAGAAACAATCGAAAGCGCAACAGTCGGAAATGTAACGGGTGCTTTTGAAGGAGTGCCAATGGTTAAGCTTGGTTTTGGCGCTGGATCACGTTGGCGGTTGGAGCATTTGAACGAGTTTGGATATGCCAAAAAGGCCCATCCAAGAGGATTCGGTGTTATCCGAAGATTTTCAGAAGCCAACAAAGAAAAATTCAAATATAGGTTAGCAACTAAATTGAAAGGAGAAGGGCTTGGATGATTAAAGACAAGATATCAGAAATATATGATGCTCTGATGAGCGATGAGGAACTTTCTAAGATCACTATCAAATCATTTGAGCGTCCTGAAACCTTACCAACAGATCAGACGAGTATTGTTATTATCCCACTAGGGCCACCTATCCAAAGTGACCAGGGAAGTAATACAAGCTTTTCGAAAACATTTCTTTATCAAATCAATGTCGAATCGACCAACCGAATTGAATGCAAAAAATTGCAAGGGCTAGTCGAAAAGGTGATGGAATCGCAAGGATTCTACCAAATTGCTGGGGGTCTAGATGAATGGATCCCTGAAATCAAACGCTATGCAGATGCCAGGACCTATAAAGGGAAGAGCAAACTGTATGACGATTATTAGAAAGGAAATTTAAAATGACACAACAAAAACAAGGTACAGCGACAGTCGGTTTTAAAAGTTTGACAGTTCGCATTTTGGATGGGAATCAAACCCCAACAGAAGGAGAAAACCTCTTTATCATCCAGGGTAAAAAAGGAGAAGGTGCGACTCAAACCGCTAAGATCTCTGGTCTTGCAGTTGACCCTACAAAAACATTTGGAAGCAACATCGCTTACCATGTAAACAACCGTGGAGTAGGAGATGTCAAGGTAGAGCTTGGGCTCTTGGACATCCCAGTAGCACTTTACGTTAAAGCTCTCGGCTACGAAAACGATGATGACATCCTTGACTTTGGAGCTGACACAGTTTCAAAAGATGTTGCGATCTTGCTCGAATCAAATACCGCAGATGGTGGTGGAGCTTACTACGGTTTCTACAAAGGGAATCTTTCAATGGACGCAATCGATCTTAACACGATCAAAGATAAAGCTGATGAGCTTGCTACTACAGATGTATCATTTGCAGCAGGCGCAAGCACTGATGAGCAAACTAAGAACAAGTACGGTACAATGTACTTTGGTAGTGATGAAGCAAAAATCAAGAAATTGAAAGCAAAACTTGGTATGGCACCAGCAGGATAATAATTGGGGCATTTAGCCCCTTTATTTATCTTTATATCGTTGTAAACCTTTACAATTATTGATATAATAAGTTGTGGAGGTTTTGTTATGAAAAATAAGAAAAATACAGTTTTGTTGACGTCAACAATTATGATCACTCTAGTTTCCATTGTACTTGCTATTATGCTCGTGAATTCCAACAATCAACTTTCTAAGGCACACAAGGAATTGGAGAGCGTAAAGGAAGAAAGGGATAGAGCTGTGATGGTCAAAGATAAGCTCTCTACATACGTATCAAATGTAGATCACGATTTATTTCTAGAAGCAAATGATTTTGTTCTTGGAATGAATTCGTTGACAAGTTACAAATTCGGGGACGGAGTTCTTTTTGACAAAACTCAAATTACAGTCAATGAACCCAAAAAACAAACCTCTGGAATGCTGGCAATGGAGCATGACTCTAATAGTTTTATACCAGTCACAGTAACTTTGGTTATTACCAATAATGATTCTTCAAACATTGAAATCAATCCAGGAAAAATGCTTGTAAGTGATGATAAAGGAAATTATCTCGCATACGACTCAGTTATCACTAATGACGACACCGTTGCAGTCCAATCTAAAAAAAGTGTTGTAATTAGAGCTGGAGGAAAGGCAACTATCGCAATAGTCTATGCGATGAACAAAGATAATTCCGATAATGATGTTAATAAAATTGAATTTTTAAATAAAATTTGGACAAAATGAAATAAGCACCATTCGGTGCTTTTTTAATTATAGAAAGGCAAACAATGTCAAAAATTACATTTACCATGAAGAACGAAGCTGGAGAAGATGTACTTTACTCTAGTAAAGAAATTACTACTCGTGATTATCGTGATTACCTTGTATTGAACGACTCACTCACATCAGACAAGACAGAAGTCGAAAAATTGGATCAACAATTAGGATTCATCGCCTCACTATTTGAAAATGTGACAGTAGAGCAATTGCTAGAACATACTGATTTTGCAAAAATCATTGAAGTATTCACAGAAATTTATGCTCATCTTGTGGGTGATGTGGACCCAAAGGGGAAAAAATAGATCCTAAAAATGCATTAAAACGTTTCTACAAATTCGTTAAGGAAGTTGCTGATGGACCGTATAACATGAACGTCCATGATGTTATGGAATTAAGCTGGGAAGATCTGATCGGAATTATTGATCTTGATAAAGATCAAACCGAAAATGAGTCTTTAGATCTAGCTGACATTTTTGGAGAAATGGAAGCATAAAGCCTCTTTGGGCTTTTTTTGTTTATAAAAGGAGGAAAAATGGCAGGTGGAACGCCACTAGGACAAATGTATATCGAACTAGGGCTGGACGTGTCAAAGTTCAATCCTAGCTTAACAAGTGCAAAGAACGCTGTGAAGTATTTCCAAAATAATGTCAAAGCGCTCGATAGCACATTGAAAAACAATGGCAAGAGTACAGAACTCCTAAAAGCAAAATATAAGTCTTTAGGACAGGCCATTGAAGCGCAAAAAAAAGTACTCGATCAAATGAAGCAGAACTTCGACAAACTCGATCCAGGATCTGCTAAATTTGACAAAGCCGCTGCTGATATTGAGCGAGAAAATTCAAAATTATCAGCAATGGAAGGGCAACTGTACAAAGTTGAACAAGCATTGAAGGCTGTGGGCCGTGAAAATAGCTTTTCAGGTAAAATGGAAGCCCTTGGGAAGAATTTGGTCAAAAGTGGAGATTATATTCAAACATTCGGTAAGAAAGTGTCTGATTTTGGTGGAACATTGACCAAAGGAGTAACAGCTCCGTTAATTGCAAGCGCAGGTTTTGCGGTTAAGGCTGCAATCGACTATGAAACGGCATTTGCAGGAGTGAAAAAGACTGTAGATGGAACTCCGCAACAGTTTGATAAGTTATCTGCCAGTATTCGTGAGATGGCAAAAGAAATGCCATCAAGTGCAGTTGAAATTGCCAATGTTGCGGAAGCAGCTGGACAATTAGGGGTTCCAATTGGAGCAATCAAGGACTTTTCAAAGACCATGATCAATCTTGGTGTCTCTACCAACTTGAGTTCTGAAGAAGCAGCATCATCAATTGCTAAAATCGGAAATATCATGCAAGTTTCTGGAAAAGATCTGGGTACATGGTCTGCGCACTTTGGATCAGCGGTAGTAGATCTTGGTAACCATTTTGCAACAACAGAACGTGATATTGTCGAAATGACCAATCGTTTGGCGGCAGGCGGAAAGCTTGCTGGATTAACAACACCTGAAATTTTAGGGCTTGCCACTGCAATGAGCAGCGTAGGTATAGAAGCCGAAGCAGGTGGAACTGCGATGAACCAGACACTTACTGGTATCGGGAAAGCTGTTGCTGGCGTTGGTAAAGGAGCAAAAGAAAAACTTCAACTTATTGCAAGCACAGCAGGAATGACAGCAGAACAATTTTCTACTGCATGGAAGCAAAAACCAGCTGAAGCTTTGCAATCATTTATTAAAGGTCTCCAGAGAGCTCATGAAGAAGGCAAAAACATGGATGGTATCCTTGCTGAACTCGACATGTCTGGAATTCGTCAAGGGAACATGCTCAAATCGCTAGCTTCTGCGTCTGACAAGATGGGAGAAGCTGTCCGTAGGTCAAATAGTGCGTGGAAAGAAAATACAGCTCTTACTACCGAAGCTCAAAAACGCTACGAAACAACAGAATCTCAATTGAAAATCTTCAAAAACCAAGTCACAGACTTGGCAATTGAATTTGGAGGACCGCTTTTAAAAGCCATGAATTCAGGATTGCAAGCTGCAAAACCTTGGGTCCAGAAATTAGCTGATATGGGTAAAGCATTTAGTGAAATGAGCGAGACCCAACAACAGAATATTATCAAATGGGGTCTACTTGCAGCAGGCGCAGGTCCAGCTTTATCAATTCTTGGTAAAGGTATCGGAGTGATTGGAGGTATCACTAAGGGAATCGGCTTCCTTACCCAAGGAATTGGGAAAGTTGGTGGAGGGCTATCTGTTTTAGGCAAGACCTTCGAATTGTTTAAACAAGGGAACAGTCTTTCTTCTGCGTTTAAAACAGCAACAACTGGTATCACTGCGACAAGCACGGCTGCAGAAGGTGCCGTAGCCTCAACTGGTCTATTGGCAAAAGGAATCGCACTGCTTGGAAACCCTGTTACTTGGGGAGTACTAATCGGTGGAGTAGCTGTTGGTGTGATTGCTGCAGTAGCTAAAGAAATGGCAGATGCTGATGAGAGAACAAGGACTTGGGGGACATCAGTCAACAAGGTCCAGGCCGAAGAACTTTCAAAACTAAAAGCTAAAATCGATGACGCTCATCAAGCAATGATTGGTTTCGGCAATGGTGGATCTCAAGCTGTTGAGAATGTCCGAAAAAGTGTACAAGGACTTTCAAGCGATCTCCAAAAAGCGATTGACAAAGATCTTCAACGTACTCAAAAGAATCTCGAAAAAATTGGAGCTTCGGAGGAAGTCCAAAAACGTGCTGTAGCTCAAGCGGAACAGCAGAAGAAAAATGTACAGACAATGACTGATGAGATCATCCAGATCTATCAAAATGCGTCTGACAAAAAACGTAAGATCACTCGTGAAGAACAAGCTCTCATTTACGACTACGAGAACCAATTTATCAACAAACAACTGGAAATACAGAAGTTCTCTGCAGATGAGCGCACAGCTATCATCAAAGCGATGAACGGTCAAATCAACGACTTGAATGAGACCCAATTGAGAAAAGGTTCTGGAGTTGTTGCAAAATGGTTGAAAGACGAAATCAAGCTTTATGAGGATCAAACAAAAGCTTTAAAAGAGGAATATGAGAAAGGGACTCTTAATAAAGCTGAATACAACCAAAAAATGGAAGAGTTGAGTGCTCAACATAAGTCCAAAATGGAAGCGTATGGACGTGAGTATGCTGCTCTTCAAAAGAAATTGAGTGAAAAAGTTCCTCTCAATTTTGGCGATGATAGGCAACGTGAGTTGTATTTCAGAGAGTTACGCAAAAGTTGGGCGGAACTTGGACTTGATTATGACAAATTGATGGCTAAGGCAGATCAATTCGCTGACATCGTAGGTCAGTCATCTGGCATGGTTGCTAAAAGTGTGCAAAACATGTCGCAGGAAACCAAAGATGCTAACAACATATGGAATGGATTAGTATTTGATCCTAAGACTGGACAAGTCAAAACCAATGCGCAAGAGGAAGTTACGAAAGCATTGCAAGCCGAAAACGGCTGGGAGAACATGCAGTTTATCCTCAAGCATGCTAATCTCGAAACGAATGCCAAAATGACAATTGGTGAAGCATTGGTTGAAGTCGGTAAATGGGAAAGCTTGACACCGGCAGAAAAAGAGTTGGTAGTTGGAAACCATCAAGGCATGCAAGCCATCCTTGACAATAAAACATTGCTGGACCAATACAATGCCATGCCGGCAGAAGTCAAAGAACTCTTGATGAAGAATACTGATTTCTTGTCATCGGGCGAACGTGCAACTGCGATTATTGAACATTGGAACGCACTCACACCAGAACAGAAAGAGCTGATCTTAAAGGATGCTGCAAGTGATAAGGCTGAACGTGTCAGACTAGCAGTTGACTCACTAACAGGTATGGCTCACGTAGTCAATTTGGATGCAGAAGACAAGACAAAGAGCGCTATTGCTAGTGCGATGTCCAGCATCTTAACGCTACCAACAGATCATAAGACGGACTTGATAGCAACTCCAGACGGTGTAACGCTTGGGACTAACCAAGCCATGGGTGCTTTGGGATTATACAACGGATTTGCTGTACCAACCAAACAAATTACCGCTGATCCAAGCAATGCTAATAATGCTGCACAGCAAGCGATTAATAAGCAACAAGAATGGAACAGCACACCATCTCCTGTCAAGCCACAGCTGGGTGATTCAACGGGTGCGATCACTGCTGCAAGACAAGCTATTGATAATCAAAACGCTTGGAACGCTACACCAAGCCCAACCAAGGCCATAACAGGCGATAGCACTAGTGCGGTTAATGCTGCGAACAGTGCTACCAATGCTATCAACGGTATTCCAACAAGTCACCACACGACTATCACAGCTACAGAAGTAGTAAATAAAGTGGTCAACTCATTCTCCCGTGTTTTCGGACCAAGACACGAAAAAGGTACGAACTTCCACGAAGGTGGACTCGCAATGGTCAATGACCAGCGAAATGCAGTCTATAAAGAAATGGTAACATTACCGGATGGAAGCTCATTTATACCAGACGGACGAGATGTTGTCCTCAATCTGCCTCGTGGATCAAAAGTATTGCGAGCTGATAGAACTAAGCGACTGATGAAAAATCTTGGTTTTCCAAGATATGCGACTGGTGTTGGCATCCCGGAAGATGCCAAATTCTTGCGAGAAATGAAAAAAGCCAGCCAGCAATTTTTATTTAAGGAAACATCAAACGGAAATAGCTACAGCGGTGAAAATATCGTTGCTGAGATCGCAATTCTGAGGGCAAGTTTAGAAAAGATCCTTACAGCTATCCTTGAAAAACCGTCAGAAACGTATCTTGACGGTAATGTTTTAGCGCAAAACAGCTATCAAAGATATTCTAAAATCATGGCGAGGGAGGGAATCTAATGTTTAACATGATTATAAATGGATTTGACACTGGATCAATCCCAAACTGCTATGTGACAGATTTTGGAGAAGACCAGACGGCAACACCAAGGGTCGAATCAAATACGATTTATGGAGCCAATGGAGATTATAATCTCTACGATGGAGCTTATGATGGGTACGATAAGACAGTAAGCTTATACGTTGTCAAAACAAGTGAAATCGAAATGATTGTAAATCAATTCAAGCTGGAAGAAAATAAAATAGAGTTTAGTCATAGACCAGGCTCTATTTTTTATGCTGATTTTCAGAGTGCATCATTCAAACAAAACGGATTGCATGCTTGGACTTTAGAAATCAAATTAAAAATGCACCCATTCCGTTACTTAAATAATGACGCCGTAGTCACTTTGGCAGGCAACGGTACAGTAAACAACCCAGGAACTGTATATTCTGAACCAGTTATCACAATTGAAGGAAATGGAGATGTCTCTCTAACCATCGGGAAACAAACCATGCAACTCATGATTGATACAAAAGCAACAATTGACTGCCGTCATAAAAAACAAAATGTCTATGACAAAAATGGAAATCTGAAAAATACATTGAGAAAAAGAGGTGGTTTCTTCGAAATCGCTCCAGGCACTTCTGGTATTGCAGTTTCAGGAACTGTTTCAAAAATCACAATAAAAGGGAATTGGAGGTATAAAGTATGATCTATCTGCAAGAGGGAAACTTCCCTCTTAATGAAGCTTTTAGCTCTGAAATCATTCAGGAAGCCAACAGTACCTATCAACTTACCTTTAAATTCCCCACATCAGATCCAAAATGGGCATCGTTAACCCCAGAAACAGAATTAGTTGCTGATGACTTACACGGAGAACAGTACTTTACTATCTTTGAAATCGAAAAGCAACACGGATATATCACTGTATATGCCAATCAAGTAGCAACATTACTTAATGGATATTCTATCAACAAGATCAATGTTGATCGGGTAAACGGGGCAACTGTAATGAATGCGCTTGTTGCCGGATTTAAACGAGAAACACCATTCACATTTTTTTCCGATGTGATGTCAAAACACACCCTCAATTTAAAAGATATCTCAGCGATGGAAGCCTTGGCCAAAGACAAGCACTCTATCGTTGGACAATGGGGCGGAGATCTTGTCAGGGATAAGTACAGTGTGCGATTGTTAGAGCATGGTGGAATCGAGAACGAATCATTGTTTGCCTACAAGAAAAACATGAAGTCGTTTCAAGAATCAAAATCCACTAAAGAACTGAGAACACGGATCCATTTTAAAAAGGTTATTGAAGCTCACGAGGAAGGTAAGAAAGATCAGATCCTAACTGTGACCATTGATAGCCCACTGATCAATAAATACAAGCATATTTACGAAGCAGATATGGAAGTACAAGATCAGGATGTTGTGGATCAAAAAACGCTTGAGGAATACGGCAAGCGCTATTTCCGTGAAACTCTGTGTGACATGATCGAAGAAAGCCTTGAGATTGATGTAGTAGGCCAAGCAGATCAACCAGTACACATGTTTGATATCGTGAGCCTCTTCCACGAGGGCTACGATGTCGATTTGCGAAAAAAGATCACGAAATACAAGTTTAATCCAATGAGCATCAAACTTGTCAGCATCGGATTTGGTGAAGTAACAAGAACTTTAGCAGACTCTATCTCAGGCATGGTCAACGACTCCGTTGATAAGAAAATGAAGTCTTATGATGCTGAATACGAAGCGAAAGTGCAGAAGCTTGTAGACAATGCCAATGCTGAGTATGACAAGCAATCAAAAGAGCTGGAACATAAAATAACAGATGGTATAGAGCAAGCCAAGGCGCAAGCTGAAGTGGTTAAACAGGAAATTTCAGCTCAAGTAACTGACAAAATCAATGCAGCAAACCAAGCAAATAAAAATGAAATTGTAGAAGAGTTCAAAGCTCAATATAATGGCATTGAAGTGAAGATGCAAGGGTTGGAAGCTGCTACAAACCAACTGCAAACCAGCAATGTGGACATCAAGAAACTGATCAATGACTTTAAAGATCAGACACAAAGCCAATTTTCTGGCATCCAAGGCGCACAATCACGGTTTGAACAGACCACAGAAAAAGCCATCTCTGACCTAACCAATGTCACAAATGGCAAAGCTGATCGGTCATATGTTGAGCAGACAGTGGCAGGGGTCAAAGAAGAGTTCACGAATCTGAAAGTTGGTTCAAGGAACTATGCTGAAGATTATGATTTCACTCGTGGTCTTTGGTTCTTCGCTCATGGTGATTCAAGCAATTCAACTGGTACAGCAGAAAACGGCATCTATACTATTTCAGGCAACACCAATACTTGGAAACAAGCACAGCTTTTTTCTAGCACAGCCCCAAGCTGGGCCACATCAAAGACAACTGCTCTGGATTATCTAGAGAAAGGCGAGCCTTACACTATTTCCTTCTATGCGAAAAGAAATAGTGGCTCTAGCACAATGTGGGTCTCTTTGCGTGAAAATAGAAAATCTGGAGGCAATAAAGAAAGGATCTCTGGTGATTTTCAATTAACAGACGAATGGCAACTATACCAAGTTTCTGTCCCTGCACTAGAAAAAAGTGAAGAGTTTGATTTTTGGCGAATCATCATCGGGTATAGTGAAGCAGGATCAATTTCATTCAAAAAAGTAGAACTCACACAAAGCACTACCAGAACAGATGCAGGGCCTGCTCCAGAAGATCAAAATTATCTAGTAAAGCAAGCGCAAGCCACTTTTGAAAGGACGGCGCAAGGCCTTTCGACTCAATTGACAAAATTAGAGACGAAAACTGGCCCGAATGGTGAACTTGAACAGCGCATGTTGACATATTCCGAGAAGGCTGCTGTGGACGCTGTGAATGCCACTAGACAAATACTAGGGCAAGGCTATATAGCAAAATCTAAGTATGATGAAGATATTGCTGGGATCAACCGAAGATTTGAAGATTTTAAACAAAATAATGACCAAGTTATATCTTCTAAGATTGCTGAATACAAGCAGACAGTAGATGGACAATTTACAACATTTTCTACAGAATTTGGCATGAAGCTATCCAGTCAAAACTCTGTACTCAATGACAAGCTAGACGATTTTAAAGATAGCATCAACGGGCGCTTTGCTAATTATCAGCAAACGGTCAATGGTCAAGTGGCAACAATTGTCAGCCAATTTGATGGAGTCCTTAAAAAAACAGACATCAACATCACAGATGGTCAAATTTCATTTGGTACAGGGAAGAGCATCAACGGAAGAACCATCAGTTCCTTACTAGTACAAGAGCCAGAATCCATTGCTTTAATTGCAAAATTGATTAAAGTAAAAGGGGACATGGTAGTCGATGGATCCATTTTAGGTCGTCATATCGCAAGCGAGAGTGTGGAAACCGGGCACATGAAAGCAGGATCAGTCACTACACCTATTTTAGCCTCGAACTCAGTCACGGCTGATAAAGTGTTAGTAGACTCCGCTATGATTAACAAGCTAGTATCTAATCAAGCGTTTATCAGAGAGCTGATATCTCAAAAGGCTTTTATCACGCAATTATCTTCGGTAGACTTCAACGCTGAACGAATTAAGGGCGGAAGGCTGGAGTCAAATACTGGTGCTATGGTGTTTGATTTAGACAAGAGTGCGCTAAATATGTTGACTGACACAGCAGTTATTAGGCGAGTCTTCAACAATTTCCCAACCCAATTTATCAGGTATGGAACACATATAGAAAACGGGAACAGATTTTCGAAAACCATCATCGGATCAAACCGTGACGGTACGGAAAATAGTGGTAACAGGACATTTAGTGGTATTGAAATTTACAACAGCACGAACGAAGACGTTGAAGATTATACTAAGTTTTATGCAGATAAGCTGTACTTACAACACAGCGAATACAAACAAGGTTGGATCATCCAAAATGCTGGTAAACCAAGAATTGCACCACTGAATGGAACAACATATTCTGAAATTATTGCATCTGATTTTAGAATGATCTACACAGCAGATGGCAATCATAGAAGTGTTGGAACTTATTTATGGGATTTACTCACATGCTTTGGCATCCTGCAAAAATATGGATGGGATCTCAAAAACAGTGCTGCTCAAAGACACATCGGTGGTGTCCTTTCAAAATATAACTACAGATAGGAGCTGTAATGAACGAAGATAATTATGTAGCAATTATCACGGAACTGGCAAATCAACTAGCTAGTAAGTCAATCATTGAGGCCGAATTTAAGGTTCGTCTCACTGAATCACAGCAACTTGTAGCTCAACTTGTACAAGAAGTTGAAAGCTATCGCTCAGTCCTCGAATCCGATAAAGATTTGAAGGATCTATTTGAAGAAATTAAAAACAAAAATGAGGTAACTAAATAATGGATTACAAAGTACAATTTAAATCATACGATGCAGTAGCTAACACTACGAAAGTAGCAATCAAGCAAGACTTCCCTTATCGTGTATTTGAAGAAATCTTGCCAACCAATCGCACAAACGAAGATGATGCGACATTGGTTGAAGCAGTATTGAATATCGTCCGCATGGAACTTGATACGTCTGGTGCTGTCGTAGCAATCAAGAAAGAGCTTGACAAGTCTGTTGAAGCCAATAATAACGCTATCGCTAAAATCCAAGAGTTGACCAAAGAAAACGAAGCGATGACGCAACAGATCCAAAGCGTCAAATCAGTGGCCGATTGGGCAGTCCTCGCTCGTGTCACAGATACAGACAATCCAATTGATCCAACTCTGTATGCTCGTGGATTGGAATTAGTAGAGACTGGCCAATCTGGCAAAGAATACAAAGCACATGACATCTTTGTTGTTAACAATCCAAACTATACTGCGAAATATGGCGAAGGTACTCGTGTGCTTGTGCAAGTAAACTCTGACTTTACTTACAATGGCGAAAGTGTAGAAGAACTCGAAGGTAAATTGTCGCAAGATGGCAAATTGGCAGTGTGGAAATGGGAGCTTCCGAAGGAAAACAAACCAGCACAACCAAGCGGAGATCTTGAAACTCAACCAGTAGCCACAGCTACACCACAGCCAGTACTTTAATCAGAAAGGGGCGTGATCTATGATCCACTTTACACCAGAAGATATCTCGATGATGGTCGGATTTGTCGGGATCTTACTTGGAATTTACGGAAATTTTAAAGGAAGTGTCGTGGCTCAAGAAAAACGCATGGTCGTGATCGAAAAAGACATTGAAAACATGCGTGACTTCCGTCTAACAGCAGTGAGACGGCTTGATAATCATGACGAACAAAATAAGTCTCTATTGATCCTCGCAGAGCAGGTCAAAGCCTTGAGCGAGGACATGAAGGAACTTAAAGCATTAATTCAAAACAAAAATAATTAAGAGGTAACACTATGAAAATTAACTGGACAGTACGTTTGAAAAACAAAAACTTTTGGCTTGCTCTTGTGCCAGCCTTGGCCTTGCTATTCCAAGCATTTGCTGACATTTTTGGTATCAAGTTAGAGTTTGGCCAAACTGTTGATAAAATCTTGGTATTTGTCAATGTGCTATTTGCGGTCTTTGTTTTGGTCGGTGTCGTCAACGACCCCACTACAACAGGATTGAGCGATAGCACACGAGCGCTCGAATACGAAGAGCCAAATGCTGATTAAGAGAATAACTTTTAAAACAGCAATCTTTTTACTAGCCACTGCCTACTTTTGGGTGGTGGCTTTTGAATTTAGGAAGGAGCAATAAATGGCCACTTTAAATGATATTTTAGGATATGCGGAAGGGTTAGCAGATGCTGGTACTGGTGTATCTATGAGCCAGTGGGGGATGCAATGTGCTGCACTACCGAATGCAATCTCTACTTACTTTTTCGGAAAAACCCTTTGGGGAAATGCCATTGATCTACTCAATTCTGCCCGTGATTTAGGCTATGAGGTGGAATATAATCAAGAGGGGAATCTGGACAGCAAGCCACGAGCTGGGGCTGTATTCGTCATGGATACAACATACATTTACGGCCACAGCTATGGGCATACTGGTATTGTGATAGAAGATTCAGATGGATATACCATGCGCACCATCGAGCAGAATATTGACGGTAATGAAGATGCTCTGTATGTTGGTGGACCAGCACGATATAACACCCGTGATTTTAACGGTATCGTAGGCTGGTTTTACTTCCCAGTAGACGGACAACCAGCACAAGTAACATCTATTAAACCGTCAGAGCCTCTTACAGTAGATTCCAGCGAATTTAACGAGGAAACTGGTACATTCACAGTCAAAGTTTCTGCGCTCAATGTACGTTCTTCTGCGGGGCTTTTAGGTGATATCGTAGCAGTCTATACCGCTGGTCAAGAAATTAACTATGATGGCTGGTTAGACAATGACGGTTACATCTGGATCACGTACATCGGAGGATCTGGAAATCGCAGATATGTGGCAGTCGGTCAATCAGAGAATGGTAAACGTATCACAGACTTCGGCTCATTCGCTTAAAATAAGGAGGATTTAATGGCACTATTAAATTCTACGAATCTAAAGCAATTCGAAGGAGGGGCAGTCGTAAAGCAAGGCGACTCTGCCTCTCTATTTGGTTATGAGCTACTGGATGAAAACATGCGCCCGATCAGCGAGCTAAATGGCAAGAATGCCACGATCAGGATCTTTAACCAAAAAGGAAAGGCAACATTTGAGAGTACAGTGGATAAGTCCAGAGTCACTTTTAAAATCGAAAAAGCCCTTCCGATCGGATCCTATCTGGTTGAAATCGTTTGTGGTGGCTATATTTTTCCCAGCGACCGCTCAACACGTTTAGACATCACCCGTTCAGCAGACGAATTTACAAGTGAGGAAGTATTATCGCTTGTGAAAAATGATGTTAAAACTGAAATTGACAAGTACATCGCTGAACATCCAAACGGATCACAAACGGAAGAGTTGCCAGACCTAACAGTACTATACA